AGTTAGAATTACTACAAAAGAGAAAGAGAGAATAGCTGAATATTGTGAAGCACACAATATAACAATTAGTGAATTTATTAGAATGGCGGTTTCAAGACTGTTTTCTACAAACAGCCAAAAATAAATCTAATTATTTAATTTTTTTAAATCCAAAAGCCAAACTAAATAAAAACGCCAAAAGTTGATACGACATATATTATTTATAAAGTATCAAGTTTTGAATAAAAGTCCTAACTGGATAAAAATAATATACTAAATTTTAAAGGTGGATAGAAATGTAGCAAATAGAGGTAAGAAATTACTCACGCACTGAAATGGCAGAGTTATTGAAGGTAGAAATAACTGATTCACACTTTAGTAGAAAAGTGTAGTCTATTTTAACCAAGTGGGGTTATTCATTTGTGTATAGTAGAAAAGTCATATAGATAACGGCAGCTCCTTCAACCGCACAAGAACGACTGAATGAATTGCTTATAAGAGAATTTGATTTAGATATCCGAATTGATATAGGTAAGTTCGCCACATTTGTTTACTTGCTTATGGATGAAGAATTTTCTTCTATGCCTTTTGGAGAAAGAGCAAATGTAATGAAGCAAGATTATAATATTGAAGTAAGTGAAATTACCTTAAAAAGATGGTATAAAAAGTTAGTTGATTATAATGTTGTAGAAACCAATAGATTAAGAAAAACTTATTGGGTATCTATGTATGTAGACGGCTAGAAAACAAGAATGAAAGTTGACGAAGATGATGAAGGAAAGATTAAATATGAAAACCACAGAAGAAAATTAGCAGAAAAAAATATAAAGGATGGAATGAATAAAGCAGATGCTTATTCCTCTGCTAATCTTACCTGTTGGAAAGAATTTAAATGCTGCTACTATAGCTGCAATACAATAATCTTAAATGCTTTTAATCAGTAGTTCTTTGAATTAGCCGAAGAAGTGTTTGATAATGGTGATTGCGATTATGCGTTTGTATATACCTGCCGCCTAGAGCAGATAAAGCAAAATGAAAATATAGAATTTGTATTTTAATTAATACAAGGAGATTAATTATGAGATTAGAAGATTTAGACAATTTTATAGATGATTGGGGTTTGCTATTAGACTGTGAATCAAGAGCTGGAATATATTGTATCACAGTGGATATGAAAATTGTATATGTTGGAAAGAGTAAAAATGTTTAGCAGCGTTGCCGTTCCCATATATATAACATATAGAACGCTATGTTCAATTAGGAAAAGAAATATCTATTATTGTTATCTGCGTTTCTTGGAGGACATTGGGTTGACTGTTTCCCTATATAGTATTGTGATATAGACTGTTTAAGCGAATTAGAAGATAGATATATAGAGGAATTTAATCCAAAACTAAATATATTAACTCCAACAGGCAAAAACGATATTAGTAAATTGAAAGTAGAAGATTTATTAGATAAAAAAGAAGAACATTATATAATCAGCGGTGATGAAACAATAGAAATAATCCATATAGATAAAGAACAGGACAGTAATGATTAATTTCATTACTGCCTTTTTTATAACCATAAGAAGGAGTGATTAATATGAATGGTTTCCAATAGCAAAAAAGTAAAGGAAAACAAGCAGAACAAATAGTAAAGAAGCATTTACAATCAAGAGGAATAGAAGTTGTAGATGTTGCCGAAGTGCCTGATTACCAAAAAATTGATATAGATTTCTTGATAAAGAAAAATGGCAAAACCGCAGGCTTAGAAGTTAAGGCAGATTACCGCATAAATAAAACAGGTAATTTCTTTTTTGAAGCAGGAGCGTAGCGTGGCGATTATGTAAGTGCAGGATGGTTATTCAAGTGTAAGGCTGATTATGTATGTATTTATGATATGGTAAAACGGCACGGCTACATATTAGACTTCCCTCTTACTTGTTCTCTTTTGGAGGAACACGGGGAAGTAAAAATTTTCAACGATAACTTAGATAATAAGGTATCTAAGGCATATGTATTTAGAACTGATTTAGCACGCAAATATAGCTGCATTAAACATGAATGGCAAGATTGATTATTTAGTTTGGCTTTTGGAGCCGAAAAAAATAATTCTCTTACAAATACTCATACAATTAAAAATTTGCTCTGTAGAGCTAACAAGAATTATAGTTATGGAGGTAAAAATTAATGAGCGAAGAATTTATTTTATTAATATATAATTTGGCAATGATTGATTAGAAATTAGAAAAATTTGAATAGGAGGTAGCGCAATGATTTTAGGTATGATTACAGGCGTAATTATCTTCACTCTTGGAATATTGATTGGCGCAGCGCTTTATAAGATAGGAAGTGAAAGATAATGCCGCAAAATGGATTGAACGGAAAGCAACAGGCGTTTTGTGAAGAATATGTTGCTAATGGTTATAACGCCTAGAAAGCGTATGCTGTAGTTTATGATTGTTGGAATGAAGCTTCATTAAGGAGCAACACTTATAGGATTTTGAGAAATGATAAAGTAAAAGAATATATTAGAGAATTACAAAAAGAGAGATTTGAAGCATTAAATATTTCTGCGGAAAGAGTGGCTGAAAAACTGGCTGATATAGCATTTGCGGAAAAAGATGATAATTACTATAATGCTACGGCACAGCTTAAAGCGCTTGATTTATTGTAGAAATAGATGGGGTTATAGACGTAGAAAGTAGATGCTAATGTATCTACAGAAATCAATGTAAATATTGTAGAGTAAAGGAGAGATTATAATGGATGCTATTAAAGAGAAATTAGCAAAATTAATTGATGTAAAGAGCATTGTTAGCCTTATTATGGTTATCTGTTTTGCGGTTTTGGCGCTGACAGGTGTAATTGTAGCAAGCGACTTTATTAATATGTTTTCTATAATTATTGTTTTCTACTTCACCAGAGAGAACAATATTGACAAGAAAAACAATTAGCAATAATGGAGGTAAATTATGTTGGAAAACTGTGAAATCTGGAAAGACATCAAAGGATATGAAGGATTATATTAGGTTTCAAATTTAGGTAGAATATGGAATGTTAAAACATAGAGAATTTTGAAACCCATTGACACAGGTAGAGGATATTTTAGAGTTCATCTAACCGCAAAAAACGGAAAACGCAAATAGGAATTAATACATAGGCTTGCCGCCATTGCTTTTATTCCTAATCCTTCTGGATTACCATAGGTTAATCATAAAGACGAAAATCCTGCTAATAATTGTATTGATAATTTGGAATGGTGTAATAGTAAATATAATGTCAATTATGGAACCAGAAAAGAAAAATGTGCCGCCACATTAAAATAGACTATGGGTTATAAAGATGTAGCACAGATAGATATGAATACGAATGAAGTAATTGCCATTTTTCCTTCTTAGTGTGAAGCCAGCCGACAAACGAAGATACCGCAAGGCAATATAGGTAAAGTTTTAAGAAAAGAGCGTAAAATGGCAGGGGGATATTATTGGAGGTATGTATATGCCGACAATTAACTTAAATATAAGCAAGTAGATATTTTGTCCTATTTACTTACCTTACTTATATGATTATTCCAAAAGATATAATGTGTATTATGGCGGCAGAGCGTCGGGGAAGACAAAATTCATAATGTAGAAGCTGCTGATAAAGGGTTTGCGTGAACGCCGTATGATTCTTTTGATGCGCAAGCAGACAACGCAACTTAGAGATAGTGTATGGAAAGAGATGCTTCAAACTATTTCTGATTTTCATCTATTGGATTATTTCTCAATAAATAAGACTGAATTTAGAATTACTTGTAATATTAACGGCACTGAATTTAAATGTCTTGGATTAGACGAGCCGGAAAAGATTAAAGGCTTTGCGGATATAAGTGATGTATTTATGGATGAAGTTACCGGATTTAATAAGGAAGATGTAGAATTAATTGACGGCACATTAAGAAGTCCTAAATTCAAATTGCCGTTATAGATGTATTTTTCTTTTAATCCCATTAGTAAGGCAAACTTTGTATATACCTATTTCGGCTTTGATACTGATATTATGCCATTAAACACTTTTATATTGAAATCTACTTATCTTGATAATCCATTTCTTGGCGCAAATGTAGCAGAACGATATGAAGCATTGAAGCAGCGTGATTATCAACGTTGGCAGATAGAAGCCTTGGGTGATTTCGTATCATTAGACAGACTTGTTTTCCAGAATGTAAAGGTAGAAGAATTTAATCACGCAGATATAAAGGGATAGTTAATATGTGGGTTAGACTATGGCTTTGTTAATGATATTTCTGCGTTTGTTGCTTCACTACTGGATGAAGAAAATAAGAAACTGTATGTATTTAAGATATGGGGAGACACAAATAAAACAAACCAAGAGTTAGCAAATATTATAAAAGCTATGGGGTTCAGCAAATCAGTTATTATAGCTGATTGCGCCGAACAAAAATCTATTGAAGAAATGCGGCGCGAAGGTATTATTAAAATTAAGCCAAGTGTAAAAGGTGCTGATAGTATTATTCACGGCATTTAGAAATTACAACAATATGAAATAATAGTTCATCCTGATTGTGAAGGAATAATTACAGAGTTCCAAAATTATGCTTGGCAAAAGGATAAGCAAAGCGGAGAGTATATTAATAAGCCTATTGATGCGTTTAACCATTATATAGATGCTTTGCGTTATAGCCTTTAGTCTGCTGGCGCTGGAAAGCTGGTTTCTTTACCAAGGAATGTATTATAAAGGAGGTAATTTAATTGTTTATTATAGATAGACAAGCAGATTTGACAGAACGCTATATAGCTGATACTATTTAGCAATTTGAATTGAAAGAAAAGCCAAAATTAAATAAGTATTTAAAATACTATAAAGGTAATTAGGAGATTATGCAGAAGGTTGCGACGGATGTAGGCAAGCCGTGCAACCGCATTGTTACTAATTATTGTTTCAACATTGTATAGAATTACTTAGGATATTTGACAGGAATTGATATTACATATAGTTCACCTAATGATTTTGATGCTATCCAAGATGTATTAAACTACAATGACGTTAGAACAGAAGATAATGAATATTTACGCAATGCTTTAATCTTCGGAAAATCCTATGAAATCAACTATATAGATGAAGAAGCCAGACAGCGCTTTAAGGTATTAGACAGCCGTGAATGTATTCCTATCTATTCTAATGATTTAAACAATGATTTACTCTATGTAATTAGATATTATGTAGCCGATACAGTAAACAATGATTAGGATGAATATTATATTGAAGTATATGGTAATGAGTTCATCCGCAAATACAAAAGTAGTAATGCCTTTGCTACTCTTTCTCTATTGGAAGAAAAGCCTAATATTTATAATCAAGTTCCAATTACAGTATTTAGTTTGAACTTTGATGAAGAAAGCATTTTTGATAAGGTAATGACATTACAAGATGCTTATAACAAGCTGTTATCAAGTGAAGTTGATGATTTTGAAAGCTTCTGTGATGCTTACTTGGTGTTGAAAGGCTGTTAGGCTGATGCTGATGATTTAGTTGCTATGAAGCAGAATCGTGTGCTGCTTATGGATACAGACGCAGAAGCCAGCTATTTAACCAAGAGTGTAAGCGATACGCAGATTGAGAATATGTTAAAGAATATCAATGATACAATTCATAAGATTTCTAATTCACCTGATTTTACAGATGAGAAGATGCTGTCGCAATCAGGTATTGCTATGCGTTATAAGTTGGTTGGTTTTGAAAATGTTAGTTCTAATATCGCAGCTAATATGACGAAGGCACTGTAGAAGCGTATTGAACTTATATGTGCTGTTCTTAGACTTACAAATGGTGATAATACTTGGCGTGATGTATAGATTGTATTTACAAGAAATTTACCACAAAATATCACAGATACCGCGCAAGTTATTAACCAATTAAGAGGTATTGTAAGTGATAAGACATTACTTTCCCTGCTTCCATTTATTAAAGATGTAGATGCAGAATATGAACTTATCCAAGAGTAGAAAGAAATGAATATGGATATGTATGGATTTAATGATGCTTCTACTAATGAATAGGATGATGCTGAATGAATTATTGGCAAAAGCGCGAATTAGAATAGCGTGATTTGATATTTGATAAGACATTGGCGCAATATGAGAAGGAATTAAAGAAACAATACCAATAGGCACTAAAAGCAGTTAGCCGTGATATTGAATAGCTATATGATGAAATTCTTATTGCTTCTGGAAACGATACCTTATTAGCAAGTGATTTATATAAGTATAACCGCTATTTTAGCCTTATGAAAAGCCTTAATAAGCAGCTTAAAGCGCTTGGCGGCGAAGAAATTAATATTACAAAATAGAAGCTGCTTGATATGTATGCTATTACTTCTTCCTCTGTTGGAAAGTCTATAGGGTTTAGCGGCGAGTTCAACCAAAAGGCAGCGCGAGAAGTAATTAACAGTATATGGTGTGCAGACGGCAAGCACTGGAGCAGCCGCATATGGCAGAACAAGGCGCAATTACAGGTAGCACTAGAAAAAGGCTTAGTTGACTGTGTAAGCCGTGGGGTAAGCAAAGATGAACTGGTAAAGACATTGATGGAAACATTCAATGTAGGTTATAGAAAAGCCGATAGAATAGCACGAACAGAATTAAGCTATGTATAGAATAAGGCAGCAATGAACAAATATGAAGAAGCTGGATTAGATGAATATGAAATCCTATCCGCGCACGATGAAAGAACTTGTCCTATCTGTAGCAAGATGAACGGCAAGCGTTTTAAACTGTCAGAAGCAGAAGCAGGAGTTAATTACCCGCCGCTTCATTCTAATTGCCGCTGTGCTGTTTTAGGCGTAATTAAATAAAGGAGGTAATATAATGTTTTAGATAAATAAGAAAACAAATAAGATATTACTTACAAAAGGCGATAATGCTTCTTTTAAGGTGAATATCATAGAAGCAAATGGTTAGATAAGACAGTTGTTTGACGATGATACTATTACATTAACCGTAAGAAAAACCGCAGACAGCGATATAGCATTTACTAAAACCGCCGAAAATGGAGTTATTAATTTAGTTCCAACCGATACTAAATCTCTTACTGATGGAACATATGTGTATGATATTTAGCTTACTACTTTTGGTGGTAATATCTATACTATAATTCCTATCTCTTATTTTGAAATTGAATAGGAGGTAACGCAATGATTGATTTATATGGTGTTCTCCAAGAGCAAGAAACAGTCAATGGCGAATTGGGATTAGGCGTTGATTATTACAAGGGTGAAACAGGCGCGCAAGGTATCCCCGGCAAAGACGGTAAGGATGGTAAAACACCAATTAAAGGCGTTGATTATTATACCGATGAAGAAATAGCTTCTATCAAAGATGAAATTGCGCAAAAGGTTCAAGTAGGCGCAAAGGGTGAAGATGGCAAGAGCGCTTATTAGATTGCGCTTGATGAAGGGTTTGAAGGTTCTGAAACAGATTGGTTAGCCAGTCTGAAAGGTGCTGATGGTAGAAACGGTATTGATGGTATAAACGGCACGAATGGTAAAGATGGCATAAACGGCAAAGATGGAAAAACACCTGTAAAGGGTGTAGATTACTTTACACAAGCCGAAATCCAATAGATAGAGAATAACGTAGCCGCAAAGGTTGACTTATCGGATTATGCCAAAAGCGCAGACTTATCTACTGTTGCTACTTCTGGAAGCTACAATGACTTAAAGGATAAACCTACTATTCCTGCCGCTTATGAACTGCCTACTGCGTCTGCTACGACTTTAGGCGGCGTGAAAGTAGATGGTAATACAATTACTATTGCTGATGGTGTTATTAGTAGTGTAGGCGGTTCAGGCGGTAGTGAACCAGAGAAGTATATTAAGGATGCTTCTGTAAATGGCAATACATTAACTCTTACAAAGAAGGATGATACCCCAATTAAATTTACTCCTTCAATGAATAAACAATCGTTTCACTACCAAACAAAAGTTGTTTTAACTGATGAACAAAAAACATAGATTTAGAAAATAAAAGAAAATATCAATGATTATGATATGTTTATAAATGACGTAAAAATCATTCGTATTACTAAAGTAGGCACCCCTGTTTATTATTTTGGATTTTCAGATTCGCCGGAAGATATGAGAGTGGATAAGTTTATGATAAACCTTGATGGGATGTTTGAGTATAGAGGCTCGTCGGATATTATTACAGGGGATAACTGGATGAGTTATATTACAGTTAGTAGTAATGATTGGCAATATACACAAGATTAGTATGATAGTAATTTATATAACGCTAAAGAATTAGTTGTTTATGTTGAAAATATATCGGGAAATAAACAAATGGGTTATTTCAATTTTGGAGCAAATGGTAGCAATTTAGGAAGTAATACTGGCAATAATTTCTATTTTGGTTATGATACTTCTTCACCTTATATTTCTTATGATGGCTCAAATTTAACTTATGGAAATGCAAATAATATATAGTGGATATACTATAAATCCTAATAGGAGGTAATATAATGATTAAAGTTAATTATAATCAAGAAACAGGAAAAGTTATCTCCTTCGGTAAAGATACACAACCATTCATTGAGATAACAGAACAAGAACGTAAATAGCCGTTGCCTGATAAGTATTCTTATTATGCTGTTGTAAATGGTAAATTCACAATCAAGCGCAGAACTCCAACAGTAGAAGAATTACATAAGGATGATATACAAGCTATTAATAGGGAAATTAGCGAATTAAAGAAAAAACTGTTTGATACAGACTATAAAGCAATCAAATATAGCGAAGGTTTGCTTACTGATGAAGAATATGCAGAAGTAAAGGCACAGCGCGAAGAATGGCGTTCTGCAATCAATAAACTAGAAGATAGATTATAGTAAGGGGTGTAGTTATGAATCAGAATAATTCCTTAACCCGTTATGATGCTAGTGAAGGTAAAGTGTTCGATTGGAAAGAAGCACGTTATATATATGATGAAAATGGAAATCCAACAGAACAAGAACACCTGTATATAAAAACGCTTTTTGTTGGCGGTAATGACACTATTGAAAACTATGTCGAAGTTGATAAACCGTTGGAATAATTTCAAAAAGGTATTGACACTGTAATTACAATCTGCTATAATAGGATTGTAATTAAGGAGGTTGCTTATATGCCTACAATCTGTATTTTCCGTGGTATCAAAATCTATATGAACTGGCGCGAACACCAACCGCCGCATTTTCACGCCAAGTATGGCGGCGAAGAAGTAGTAATTGGGATTAATGATGCAGAAGTTCTTGAAGGTAGCATTCCAAGCAAACAGTTAAAGCTGCTTTTAGGCTGGACAGTCCTTCATCAAGATGAATTAATGGATAACTGGAAGCTGGCAGAGCAGAAGCAAGACTTGTTCCAGATAGAGCCGTTGAAATAAACGGCTCTATCCGCACAGGAGGATTTATTATGATACTAGAACCAAGAGTAAAGGAATACTTCAATAGCGGCAGGAAAAAGCTTGTAGGCGTTAAGCCGAACAGTGATTATACTTTGCTATTGGAGTATGATAACGGCGAGAAGCGCTTATATGATGTTAAGCCGCTTGATGGTGTGTTTGCGGCATTGAAGCCTATGGAAGTGTTTAAGCGCGTTTATATTGATGATTGCGGCTGTGTGGCTTGGGATAAGAACCCCAATATAGATAGTAATGTTGTATGGGATAACAAAATAGATTTGTGTCCTGATAGCTGCTATCTTGATAGTAAAGAGGTTCAGTAATGGCTACAAAGACGGCAGTATTTCAAATCAGACTTACCGAAGATGAAAAGCGGATGATACAAGAAAAGGCAGAAAGCCTAGGCTTGTCAATGGGTAGATACTTAGTTATGCTGGCAATTCAGGATAAGCAACCAAAGCCAGAAAAAAACGAAAAATAATTTTTCAAAGACAGGACAGAGTAGTTAAAATACTCTGTTCTGTTTTTTATATCTATGTGAAGGGTGGCTGAAAAGCCAAACTTAATTTATATAATTTATGAAAAGGGATTGCGGCAATCGCAATAACTTAGGAGGTTAATTATTATGGATGGAAATTTAAACAATCAGAACACAGGCGTAGATACTACTATTGATACTTCTACTACTGGAACTGAAACAAAGACTTATACGCAAGAAGAAGTTGACAAGATGCTCCAATCAGAAGTAGATAGACGTATTACTTCGGCATTAAAGAAACAGGCTAAAAGCAATGAAGCCAAGATTAAGGAAGCACAAAAACTTGCGTAGATGAATGAAAGTGAAAAATTTCAATATGAGTTAGAGCAGCGCGAAAAGGCAATAGCTGAAAAAGAAAAGGCGCTTGCTCTGGCAGAAAATAAAAATGAAGCTGGCAAGATACTTGCCGATAAAGGATTATCATTAAGCTTAGTTGATTTTGTTGTTGCGGAAGATGCTGAAACGATGAACTCTAACATTCGCCTTTTGGAAAAGGCATTTAAGGATAGTGTAAAGAGAGAGGTTGAAAAGCGTTTAGGCAGTTCCGCACCAAAGAAGAATTTACCGCCTGACGAAACAATTACAAAAGAACAGGCTAAGAAAATGGGAATTAGAGATAGACAACAGTTATTAATGAATAATCCTGAACTATATAACCAATTATTTAACTAATAAAGGAGATTTTAACTATGGCTGTTAATACTGTATATGATAATAAAGTTATTGAAAGCGTAGCAAAGGATTTACTTACTACTGCTATCAACACTCGTTCTTTAATGACGATTGACAATGAACTTGCTGAAAGTGCTGGTATGGTTAAGACTATCAACACTTATACCTACACTGGCGAAGCAGAGGAATTAGCAAATGGCGTTGGCAATACTGCTTCTAAGCGCGGCACTATTTCCTATGTTGGCAATGATTACCGTGTAAAGCTCTGCCAACAGGCTTATGATTACACTGATGAAGAAGCTATGAAAGACCCATTTATTGTTGATGGTATGATGAAGGGTGCTGTTCAGGTTATGACTAACAAAATGACTTCTGATTTTGTTGGCGCTATTACTGGTTCTGGCGTTACCCTTGGTGTTACCTTCGCAAAGGGTGGAGCGCTCAACTATGATACTATCGTTGATGCTATCAGCACTCTTAATTTTGAAGATGAAGGACAGTTATTCATTCTTATCCCTAACAAGTGGAAAGCTGCTTTACGCAAGGATGAAGATTACAAATCTGCTATGATGGGACAGGTTATTTATAATGGCTAGGTTGGCACTATCTGCGGTATTCCTGTTATTGCTACTAAGGCTTTAACCGATAAAGCTTTTGTTATGACTAAGGAAGCTGTTAAACTATTTGTTAAGAAAGACGTTGAAGTTGAACCAGATAGAAACCCTGATACCCGTAAGAACAGCGTTTATCTTCGTGCCACTTACCTTGTCGCTCTTGCTGATGCTACCAAGATTGCCAGCATTACAGAAGCAAAGGCGTAATTAAACCAATAGGAGGTTAGCAAATATGTTAGAGAAAGTAAAACTATTATTAGGGATTACAGATAACTCCAAAAATGATTTGCTAACTTTTCTTATCGAACAAGCCATAGAAGAAGTAATGGCATATACGCATTTAGATTGCGTTGATGAACTTAATACCACAATCGTTAAGATTGTTGTATATAATTATAATCGCCTTGGCACAGAGGGGCTAGGTAGTGAAGGATATAGCGGTGTTAGTTTCAACTATACCGAAGATTACCCTGCTCCCATTGTTCGTGCGTTGAAAGCCAAAAGGAAGTTAATTATCCTATGACGTTCAACCGCGAATTAAAATCAGTTTCAGTAATTTCCTTCACTACTGGAACTGATGCCTACGGCTAGAAACGCACATTAGGCAGCACCAATAGAACAGTTGAAATGTATGTAAAGGTATATTCACAATCTAATGTTAGTGATATTCGCTATAATGAAGTAACGAATATCGGCTTAACAAAAGATGCTTCAATAACAGATGAAAACCAGATTGTTATAGATGGTGTTACTTACAATGTGCTTTATGTTATTCCTTCTGGAAGATTACACTAGATTCTTATGAAGAAGGTGTAATAATGGCTTAGATAGAAAACTTAGATAAATTATTAAAGAAGCTGGAAAAGCTAGAAAACGTAGATTTAGATAAAATACTAAATAAGGCTTGTATCTTAGTTGAAAATGATGCTAAAAAGAAATGTCCTGTTAATACAGGCGAATTAAGGAACTCAATAACACACGAAGTAAATGGAACAGAAGCAATAGTAGGAACTAATACTTCTTATGCTCCTTATATTGAGTTCGGCACAGGTATATTCTCTAGCGAAGGGAACGGCAGACAAACCCCTTGGAGTTTCCAAGATGTTCAAGGCCATTGGCACACAACAATAGGCCAGCACCCGCAGCCATTCCTGAATCCTGCACTTGATGAAAACCGCAGTAAGATTATAGCGTTATTTAATGAAGAAATATAGAAGGGAGTTTAGAAGTTATGATAGACTACAAACCAATTCTAAAGTAGAAATTAGAATAGATTGGCCTACCTGTTTATTATGAGTTATTTGTTGATAGCTCTACTAAAACTCCTTGTATTACATTTATAGAAAATAACAATATAGCAGAACAAGAAGGAGATAATTTATTTTATAGCCGTGTTTCCTATAATGTTAAATTATGGGGAAATGATTTAGCTGTATTGATGCCTAAAGCCGCTGCTATAGATGATGTAATGAGGGAACAAGGATTCAAACGTGCTTCCTTCAATGAGTTATCTATTGATTCATAGTTAGAATTGATTATGAAATATGAAGCTACGGCATATGAAAAAATCTAATTAAAGGAGACTTATAAAATGGCACAAGGTTTATTAAGCAAAGGTATTAAGTTTGAGTATTCCACTGATGGAACCGCTTATACCGAAGTAAAGAATTTATAGGAAATTCCTTCACTTGGCGGCACTCCTGAAAAAGTTGATGTGACTTGCCTTGCTGATGCGAATAAGAAATACATTAATGGTTTAGTTGATTATGGTGATTTGGCGTTTAAGTTCCTCTATGATAACAGTTCTGAAACTTCTAATTACCGTGTGTTAAAAGGATTGACTGGCGTTAATCATTTTAAGATTACATTCCCTGATAACACTACTTTTGGATTTACTGGCGAAGTTAGCTGTTCTTTAGATGCTGCTTCTGTGAACGCTGCTCTTACCTTTACGGCAAACATCGCTCTTAATAGTGAAATCGAAGTCACTAATCCATCTTGAATTTAAAGGGGATGTTTAAAACATCCCCTATTTTTTATTATAAAGGAGATTATAATTATGTTATATACTGTTCTTAATGTTGGTGATAAAGAATATAAATGCCGTTTAACGGCAAAGGCTTGTGTTGATTTGGAACGTAGAATGGGTTAGAACCCACTTAACGTTTTTACTGAAATACAGAAGTCTAATGAACTTCCAAAAGTAGAAGATATTATTATGATACTTCACGCAAGCCTGCAAGCATTAGAGCATAATATTTCACTTGATGATACTTATGCTATTTATGATGAATTTGTCGATGAAGGTAATACCTTGATTGAACTTATTCCTATTATCGTTGAAATTTTTAAAGTAAGCGGTTTCTTCAAAGAGATTGATAACTCAAAAAACGCTCAACAGGCGAAGTAAGTAATTCTACTTCGCCTTTAACTTTTATGGAACTATTTAATACATTATACGAAGCGGCACTTAAATGCGATATTAACATCTTTGACTTTTGGAATTATACATATGGCGAAATCGTTGATTTAATCAACATATATAGAGAAAACCAAGAGTAGAAGATGAAAGAAAGATTACACGATAATTATTAGATAGCACTATTAACTTCAATCTTTACGAATAGAGCGAATAACGGCAAACAACCGCCTACTTTATAGGAATTATATCCAGATGTATTTGAAGAAGAACTTCCAAAAGATACAATAGATAATAGTTGGATATATTATAAAGAATAGATGCTTGATTATGCGGAAAAGCATAACCAAAAGGAGGTTAATAACCAATGACGTTAGAAGAATTGGTAGTAAAGATAACAGGCGAAACTTCCGGTTTAAAAAATGCTATGAGTTCTGCGGTTTCAGCCGTAGGTAAATTTAGTGCCGCCGCCGTAGCCGCAGGAGCAACAGCCGCAGCCGCCATAACTAAATCTGCAGTTGAAAGCTATGCCGACTATGAATAGCTTATAGGCGGTGTAGAAACGCTGTTTAAAGATAGTGCGGGTATCGTTGAGGAATACGCAAACAATGCCTTTTAGACTGCTGGATTGTCGGCAAATGACTATATGGAAACAGTCACAGGGTTCTCCGCAAGTTTGTTATAGAGCGTTGGCGGCGATACAGAAGAAGCAGCACGAATAGCAGATATGGCTATAACTGATATGGCTGATAATGCTAATAAGATGGGAACATCTATGGAAAGCATTTAGAACGCCTATCAGGGTTTCGCAAAACAAAATTATACAATGTTGGATAACTTAAAATTAGGCTATGGCGGCACGAAGCAGGAAATGGAGCGTCTGCTTGAAGATGCTGAAAAATTAAGTGGTATTCACTATGACATTTCTAATCTTAATGACGTATATTCAGCTATTCACGTTATCCAAGAGGAATTAGACATAACAGGCACGACAGCCAAAGAAGCAAGCACAACTATTCAAGGTAGTGCCGCAGCAATGAAAGCAGCGTGGCAGAATATGCTTGTTGGCATTGCCGATGAAAACGCAGACTTTGATACATTGATTAATAATCTTGTTGAGAGTGTTTCTACTTTTGGAGAAAACATTTTACCAAGAATAGAGATTGCTTTAAAAGGTGTCGGCAAACTGATAAGCGGTTTAGCACCAGTAATTGTAGAAGCGTTGCCGAACCTATTAAATACAATCCTTCCAGAGTTCATAAACGCTGTAATGAGTATTGTAGATAGTATTATTGCGGTTCTGCCTGAACTGTTGCCTACATTAATTGATGCCGCAGTCGATATTTTAATGTAGTTGATTGAAGCATTGGCTGAAAATCTTCCAACAATCATTGAAGCGATTCTTGAAGGATTAAATCAAATTATTGAAGGTATAACAGAGAACTTGCCAACACTAATAGAAGCAGTAGTATCTTGTTTCAATTAGATAATTGAAGTGGTGGCATAGAACCTTCCAACAATTACACAATCTATTGTTGATGGGTTAATTACAATGGTTCAAGCAATCATAGATAATTTACCGCAGTTTTTACAGGCGTTCTTAACACTTGTGTTATCATTCAATGAAGCATTGATTTAGGCACTTCCGCAAATAATCGAAGCATTACCGCAACTAATAGAGGGAATTATTAACTTCATCATTGAAGCAATCCCAATGCTAATTGATGCTTATATTCAATTAATGACAGCATTAATAGAAGCATTGCCTGATATTATTGAAGCAATTAGTGAAGCACTTCCAGAACTGATTGATGGTATTATAGACGGAATACTAACACTACTTCCGAAAATTATTGAATGTGGTATATAGTTATTTATTGCTTTAATTCAAAATATCGGGGATATTATTGCCGGAATAGCAGCAGCACTTCCTGATTTAATTAATGGTATTATTCAAGCAATTTTAGAGCATTTACCAGAAATTATTGAATGTGGTGTAAAGCTATTTGTCGCTTTGGTTGAAAACTTACCTAAAATTTTAATTGAGATATTAAAAGCTGTTGCTGAAATCCTTAGTTCTATATTGGGAGCAATCAATGATGGCTTTGAAAATATGGCAGAAGCAGGTTTAAATCTGGTTAAAGGCTTGTGGCAAGGCATTAAAGACGCCGCAGGATGGCTTAAAGATAAAATCAGCGGTTGGGTAGATGATGTAATGAGTGCTATCAAGGGTTTCTTTGGTATTGCTTCACCTTCAAAATTAACCGCCGAAGATGGTAAATACTTAGCAATGGGTTTAGGTAAAGGCATTACCGATAACATCAAATATGCTACTGATGCAGTTAAAGATATGGGAACGGCTGTTGAAGCTGCCTTTAATCCTAATCTTGAAGTTCCAGAAGTAGAAAGTGATATGGGGTTAAGCAATGTAAGATTGCGTGCTTCAATTACGCCTACATTAACTGATGCTACTGGATTGGAAATTGATAGCCAAAACAAATTGGAAACCGCCTTTAGAAACGGCAATTCTGATATTATTTCTACGCTTATTCAGACAACACAGCAATTAATTCAGGCAATCGAAGATAAAGACACTTCTTTGTCTATTGGTGATGATGTGATTGCTAATTCCGCCGCAAGAGGCAATAATGAATATAGACGTAGAACAGGCAAACCATTATTAGTATAACAGGAGGGGTATTTATTACCCCTCTTATTTCAAGGAGGTGCGACAATGGCACTAACAAAAGGTAAAATTAAAATTGGTAATACTGAATATGACGTAAAAAGTTGTAAAGTAAGCATTGCTGGATTAGAAGCAGATGATAGTGGTATGACAGATGATGGTGTCTATCATTACAACTATGTATATAATAGAAAAAGAACAATTACTATTACACTTCCAACAACAACGCAGGAGGTTGTAGCAGCCGTTTTAAACGCCGTTGCTGGTAAAACCTATAATCTAACCTATTATGACCCGATAGCAGGAGAAAAGACGATATAGGCACATACCAAAAGCACAAACAGCACCTTGTTTAATGGCGTTCTGCTTAATGGCTTGTGGAGTGGTGTTAGTTTCAAAGCAGAAGAAATAGGCGGTGAAACGGCTTGAAAAATAAATTAACTTGTAATACGCTTAATCTTACACTGTTGGATGCTAACTTATATGGCGGTATCACATTCCAGTAGGAAATCAATAATGAAAATGATTTTGTGTATGGCGTTGTTGCTTCTGCTTCAATTAAATTCACTATAGATAATGCGAATGGCGAAGCCGAAACTTATATTGATTAGGCGTTTGATTGGTATTGTTAGATGAGCGGCGAAGCCGATTATGCTTACAAAGGCACATATTATATCAAAGATATTTCAAAGAGAGGTAATAAGGCAACCTTAACCGCCTATGATTGTATTTCACTATTGGATGAAGTAGCCGATGCTTGGGTATCTACTCTTTCTTATCCTATTACTTTAACAAGAATGATAAATAGTATGGGAAATAAAGCAGGATTAAGTATTTCTTCAATAGCAAGCCTTAATAGAGCAAGCTATACAGTCTATAATAACTTTATGACAAGCAATATTACTTATCGGCAAATTTTACAATATATCGCACAAATCCTTAATGTGAACTTCATTGCCGATTTATCACAAACAAACAATATTACCTATAAGGCTTACACAAGCACAACCGTAGTAATAGATAACAGTAAGTATATTAAACTTACAATGTCTGATTATGAGATTGAACCAATAGACAAAGTGTAGATACAAAGCACATTTGATGATATAGGTTATGTGGCAGGAACAGGCACAAACGCCTATATCGTTACTGAAAACCCGCTATTCTTTACAAGTGAAAAGCAATCAACTATTGCAACTATTGCTTCTCAACTCTTGGGAGAATTAAAGACAATTAAATACACGCCGATGAAATTTAGCACTTATAAAGACTTTGGTATTAATTGCGGCGATATTATCACAGTTAATGGTAAGACTTGTTATGTAATGAAGAAGTCTATTAAATCCTCTGGTTGTGAATTTGAATGTATCGGCAACAAACGCAGAGATACCCAAAAGACAGAAGTGAATAGTGCGATTACGGCGTTAAACAATAAGACAAATGAATTGATTAGAACTGTTGATGAAACGAAATCGACACTTACAGAAGTAAAAGGTTCAATGAAAACTATTACCGATGAACAAGGAAATATTAAAGAACAAATAGCGACAATTACAACAGATGTAAGTGAAGTAAAGCAAACGGCAAACGGTTTAACTTCTACGGTTAGCAGTGTTCAAACAACACTCAATAATCTTGATGGCGAAGTAGAAACCTTAAAGACAAAGCAAAGCACCATAGAGCAAAATGTAAACAGTATTACAACAAAGGTTGAAAGTGTAGAGGAAACAGCCAATGGTGCTAAAACCGCTGCCAGTGAAGCTAAACAAACGGCAAATAGCTTTAGCACTAAAATTACCGCAGTAGAAAATACGGCGAACAGTGCGGCTACAACAGCCAGTGAAGTCAAACAAACGGCAAACAGTTTTAGCACAAGAATAACAACCGCAGAAGGAAATATTTCTTCTGTATCTCAAACGGCAAGTAAGATTGATTGGGTTATCAAGAGTGGCACAAGTTCAAGCAACTTTACCATTACCGATAGAATGGCAACCTTAACCGCAGAAAAGATTGATTTATCAGGCTATGTCACAATCAATTCTTTAAAGAGTGGTGGCACTACTACGATTGACGGCAGTAGAATTACAACAGGCACTATTTCCGCAGATAGAGTTGATTTAACGTCATTAAAAGTAAGAAATGTATATAATGCGGATAATAAAATGATTATTACAAGTGCGGGTAGTTATATGTATATTGGCGGCGATAGTTCCGTGAAAAATGTTGACTATGTATGGTTTAGAACAGGTTCGATATACTTTAGTTCTGTTGGTAGTTCAGTTATGACGATTAATGTAGCAAACAAACAAATCTCTACTGATGGCACTTGGAAACTTGGAATTAGCAGTAGTTAGGGATTTAAAGAAGCATATATAGATAAAATATATCTTGGTGGCGGCGGAGGCTATATAAGTATGGATGCCAGTAAGAATTTCCTTGTTAATGGTGTTAAAATCACAACAGGCACTTCAACGGCAGGCGTTAAGGAACTTAAAGATGGAACAAACACTGTCACACTTTCAGGCACAATATTAAAACCTTTAACTTCATCATATTCATTAGGCGGTTCTTCTAATTATTGGGGATATGCTTATATTTCAAAGATTTATTTATCTTCAACGTGCTACATTACAGCTGGTAGCTCAAGCACTATAAAAGTTGGCACAACAACAATAGGCGGTTCTAGTAGCTCTGGTAGCTATACAACAATCACACCTTCTAGAAATGGTACTTATGATTTAGGTTCATCTTCTTATTATTGGGACAATGTATATGCTTATGCTTTATGGCTAAAGAGCGGATATAACACAGTGAAACTTACTTGCTATGGTTCTGGCGAACTTGCTATAAATGGCAGGAAAGCAACACACGCATAATGAAATTCAAGGAGATTATAATTATGAAAATTACATTAGGTAGAATTGTAAATTCTGTAGCGGCATTAAGAAAAATGGCTTCATAGGATTTATCATTGAAAACAGCTTATGAAACATATAAGCTTATTAAGATTATGAATGAGCATTTAGGTTATTTTGATGATAACCGCGAAAGAATATCTAAACTGGCAGATAATCAAGATAAAGAACTTGAAGCACTTCTTCAAACAGAAGTAGAACTTGCTGACTTCCAAAAGGTGAAGGTTAGCCTTTCTGAGAAGGTGAATATGTCTGCTTTAGATTTAATGGAGTTAGAGGAGTTTATAGAATTTACTGAATAATCCAAAAGGAGAATAAAAATGGAAACAATTATTGTGGCGGCGATAGGATTAATAGGAACTTTGGCAAGCGTTTATTTTGTTAATAAGAAAACTACTGCCTTAATCTTATATCGCGTTGATTAGTTGGAGCAAAAGGTGAATAAACACAATAACTTAATCGACAGAATGTATAAAGCGGAAAGCAGCATTAAAGTTATTAAAGAAGAAATAGAACATTTAGAACATAAATAAAAAAGAAGGGGAGGTATTATTACCTCCCCTTTTTGAATTGACTGGTTCTTTTGGATTTTTTCTTAATAACATCAAGTGCGGAATAACTTTCATAATCTGTTTTCAAGTCTTGTGCGAACAGCTTAACGTAGCGGTTAGTCATAGACAGATTTTTATGTCCCATAATACGCTGTAGCTTAAACTGATTGCCGCCGTTAATAATCCAAGCACGTGCGAAGGAATGCCGCAAGCCGTGTATATTAGTTTGTTCTACGTCTCTATCTTGGCAATAGCGAACATAGGCACTTCTTAATGCTCCGTCAGTTAATTGTTCGTCTCCAACATTAGGGAACAAATAATCTGAAATGTGCCATTTGCGTATATATTCTCTAAGAGCATTTTCCAAGGTAGAGGAAAGAGGGATATTTAAGGCTTCGCGGTTCTTGGTATGATTACTAAGGTTAACCACACCATTATTAAAATCAATATCGTCTAACTTAATGTTGCGGATGGTTGCAGCTCTGGCACCAGTAGCAAGAACAAAATTAACGATACCCCACATACGCCATTTAGCGAAGGTGTCATTGTTTTCAGGCTTCCTTAATAGCTTTTCAATATCTTCATCACTATAGAATTTAGGAAGTTCTTCTTGCTGCTTAACTTCTTTAATCTCTATTGGAACATCAATGTATTCACGCTTGATGCAGAAATTAACGAAGGTGCGGAAATCACGCAAATAGTGGTTAATGCTAGAAGGAGAAATTTCTTCCTTCCGCATATGATTAATCCATTTATTAATGAGATTTTGGTTAATTTCAGTAATTGGAGTTTCGCTATCAAACTCATTGTAGTCAAAGAAGATGTGATAGGATAACTTGTAATTGCGGAGCGTGGCAGGGGATAACCCATTAGCTTCTTTCTGCTGGATAAACTCATTAAAGGATTGCTCTAAGGTAACGTAGGTGTTTCTTTCCTGGATTTTCCTTTTCATTTGCGTCTCAACCTCCATACATTATATTACAATACTCTACGGAGGAAATCAACCCTAATAATCAACCATTCAAAACCTGATTACTTTATTTTCTATATGGTGTAGTGAAATCAGCCATTCAAAAAAGAGGGTAAAAAAAGAGACAAGCCTTGAAAATCAAGGGTTGTCTGGGTTATTCTCTGGCACAAAATCGGAGGTATTATTACGAATCAGCTGCTCTACCGACTGAGCCACACTAGCATCCCGATTGCCTGAATAATATAGCACGTTTTTTCCGCTGCGTCAATCCCTTTTTCGCGGGATATTTAAATTTTGTGCATGTCCTCGCAATATGAACAAATGTCCACAGCAATTTTCTACATTGCTGTGTAATCATTTAAATTGATTAAAAAGCTATTTTATGGTATAGTGTGTTCCATACTTTTATATTCTAAAAAGGGAGATGGACGTCCGCGGGATGTCCGGAAAGGAGAACTATGGAAGCTATCATCAATTTCTTTACGGGGACCCTGAATACGGTCGCATGGCTGTATATCTTTCTGCCATGTACCATCGTCGGCGGTCTGTATCTGACCATTCGCAATCGCGGGATTCAGTTCACGCGCTTCGGCTATGCGATGAAAAACACGGTCGGAAAGATGTTCCAGAAGCAGGAGGCAGGCGCAGGCGCG